AACTTAAATTTATCATAAACAATGTAGCTACTCTTACTGAACCTGTATGGAGAGCTGGCTTATCTGTTGCTGTAAATTGTAATGACGGTGAAAAGGCTATTCATTGGATATCAGAAGAACATCCTGGTTATAATTACGAAGCTACGATTAAGAAAACAATTCTTCCTAACGGAGATAGATTAGGTCCTTATTTCTGTAAAACATTCGATGAAGTTAATCCAGGCGGTTGCGAAGGATGTGCATTCAAAGGCAAGATAACAACGCCGATCAATATTGGAAAAGAATTAAAAACAGTAGCTCCTTCAGAAAATGCAGTTGTTCATACGCCCGATCCAGTAACCGGTACAGTAGTAACTAAATTAAAAACTCTGCCAGAAGAACTCTATCCATATGTATATGGTAAGAATGGCGGTATTTATTACATGGTGGCAGAACGCGACGAACATAATAATGTCATCGCACAGAATCCTATTACTGTATCTTTATATGATATCTATCCTGTCAAACGAATCTTTAGTGTAGCGGACGGTGAGTGTTTACTCATGAAGGCAACCTTGCCTAATGATCCTGAAAGAGAATTTTTATTACCATTAAAACATGTCTATGCAGTGGATAGATTTAAAGAAACTATTGCAAGTAACGGCGTGTTATTCAATCCCGGAAACAAGGAGATTATGTATCTTATGAATTATATTATTACTTGGGGTCAATACCTCATGAACAAAAACTCTGCAGAGGTGATGCGTATGCAGATGGGATGGACACCTAATAGACAATCATTCGTGATTGGTGGAACTGAGTATTTACGGAATGGCACAGATGTATCGTCTCCGACTTCTCCACTCTGCCGAGGAATCGCTAAGCATCTACAACCTATGGGAACATTTGAAGCTTGGAAAGAAGCCGCGGATAAACTTAATTTACCAAGTCTAGAACTACATGCATTTACTATGTTAGCAGGTATGGGCTCAGCATTAATGGATTACACATCAACCTCCGGCGTGACGCTTTGCTTAACAGGTGAATCAGGTGCAGCTAAGACAGGTGCATTGTATTCTGCACTAAGTGTATGGGGTAATCCTAAAGACTTATCTGTGTTAGAAGCCACGGAAAACGGTATGACTGGGCGATACTTAGGACTACATAATATACCGTTCGGCCTTGATGAGGTGGGTAATATACTACCTAAAACATTGTCTCAGCTAATCCATAAAATATCACAAGGTAAATCTAAGATTAGAATGCAAGCTTCTGTTAACGCAGAAAGAGACCATGAGATGTCAGCCTCCTTAGTTGCAATCTTTACATCAAACCAATCCTTGTATGATAAGTTAACTACGCTCAAGAAAGATCCTAACGGCGAAGTTGCTCGATTGATTGAAATGATGGTAAGAAAACCAGACATATTTAAAGATGATGCACATTTAGGTCGTGAGATATTCGATCAGTTTAGATTTAACTATGGATGGGCTGGCCCTATGTTTATCAAAGCTGTTTATACAACAGGTGAACAAGGTGTAAGTAAATTACTAGATCAATGGTGTTTACGCTTTAAGAAAGACTTCGGGGAAGATACCGCGTATCGATTCTATGAAAACGTAGTAGCCGTAGCTATGGCATCAGGTGAAATAAGTAATGCAGCGGGTATCACTAAGTTTGATTTAGATCGCGTCTACAGACGCATAGTAGGAGAGATGATTGCAATTCGTGATAACGTAGTTAAAGTTAATAGTGTTAACTACGAGTCAATCCTTTCAGACTACATTAACCGAAATCAATCAGGTATCTTAGCATTCAAAGATAATAAGATTACGATGGAGCCTAGAATGGCATTAGTGATCCGTGTTGAGAACGATGTAAACATGATGTATATATCTAAGACAGAGTTTGATAAGTATCTAACTGAAGGTGGCGTTAGTACCAAAGAGTTCTTATTCCAGATTAATGCATTAGGTATCAAAGTTGATGCAAGTAGAAGCGCTGTCAAACGTATGAGTTCAGGTTGGAAAGATATTGGTAAGTCAGTCACTCGTGTTTATAAGATTGATTTAACTACAATGCCTAATGTTCATCTAGGTGATGAAGACAATGCTGAGTGAACCTGAATGGATATTTCCGTTTGAAGGGATGCTTGTTGGAGATAGTTTTTTTATTCCTACTCTAAGGCCTACACCCATGATGTACGCAATTGAAATGGGAGCTAAAAGGGCAGAAGTTAGAGTTAGAACTTACGTGACAACAAAAGAAGGATGCCTAGGAGTTAGGGCTTGGCGTATTGCTTAAAGCCCTGCTTGAACTCTTAGTAGCCCAATATTCTTAACCATACCTGTCATAATATTATCAATACGATCTAGCTCTGCACGCTTATCGCCGGAGCTCATATTACTTTGAATCACATGGTTACGATACTCGCGTAGTTTAGACATATTATTTGTGATGATGTTGACTTGGTTCTTAACACCTAGAAGTTGTAAGTTTTCTTGTGCGTATTCCATAGCTTCACCTTCATGACCAAATTTCTTCAATCGATTTAATGTAGCCACCACTTCATCTGTTCTATCTTTTAAATCATAGTAATCATTAAGTTGATCCTTGCCATTAGGATTGTAGAAGAACGAGCCAATACTTGGAACTTTATGTAGCGGTGTAGTTGGAAGTTTATTCTCGTAGAACATATTAACCATAGCATCAGTACTATATAGCGCTAATGAAGATGCAGTACCTCCATAGCCTTTCATTAAGTGATCAGCTTTTAATGGAGAAATAAGACCTGACTTACCAATAAACTTAGCAAGCTCAGAAGTATTTTCTGTAAACTGTTTAGATGTTTCTAAGTTTTCTAATCCTCGACCAATGATAGGACTGCCTGTGAGGAAGTTGTAATTCACAGTAGCTTCTAGGCCTGTACGTAATAGTTGAGGTGTTAAGTTAGGACCTAATAAACCATCTAATATAGAAGCTCCAATTTCATTACGTAATTTAGTTGCATCCATAGGATTGTCAGTGCCATCACGGGTAATAAATTGGTAAGTTAATTCTGGTATAGCTTTAGTTAACATAGCGATTTCAGCTGATACAGGGATCTTAATACCAGCGCCAGGAATAATAAATGATTTAATCTTCGTTCTGTCATCTAGTTTTTGGTATTCTTCATCATCACTTACTAACATTGCATAGAGTGTAGATAGCGCAGCAATCTTTAATGCAGTTTGTAAGAATAATGTTTGGGCTTCTTTCTTGGCTGTACCGCTAATAGCTTGACCTCTCATAGCTCCAACAAGAACGTCCATACCTTGGATATACGCGTTCATAAATGGAATGATTTGAGTTAAGATTCTAAACTTACCTGATGTACCGTGCTTCTGCCAATTAATAATATCCATCGCACGATGTGCTGCTAATACTTTATTACCACCTGTAATAGAACCATCTGGGTTTTGAGTACCGCCTGTTTCTAATAAGGTTTGAATAAAGATAGCTCTACGTTGCGCCATGTCAGATGCAGCCGCAAAAGATTCAGCCTTGTCTAAAGCTTGTCTCATAATAGTGTTGGTTTTTAGATTTAAATCACGGCGCATCTTGTCCGCAATCTCTACAGCATTATGGCCGTAACCGCCGCTAATACCTAATCGTCTCATTTCTAATGAGATAGGATCTTCTTTGTTAGAAAGTATTGTGCCGAAACTTTGTATAACTCTACCCATAAGTTTGAATGGACTGTTAACGCCGGATAACATAGCGGCACGAGTTGCATCGTTGAATACTTGGTAAACTTGGAATGGAGGTAATGCCGTTACACCTAAACGTAATGCCCTACTTGCTTGGCCAAACAATCCTAGGATAGGACCTAATGCGGGCTCAGCGCCATGTATAGCAATAGCAAAATTAGGATCAGTATACTCAACAAACTTACGTCGACCATTGATGAAGACCGGAGCCATTCTGTCAGCCATTTCGGGATTAATGTATTCATGAAGTTCTACCTTTCCGTTTTCATTTCTTACAGCTAGTTGTTTAGCTACTTGTTGATTAGCCTTATTTCTAACCGCAGCATTTACAGCCCACATATGACGAGTCAACATATTATCAAATACATCAAGTACTTGTTTGTCAGACCCTTCAAATGCATACTCACGACCTACATCTGCAAACCCTCTAAAGAATTGACGTGCACCCGGATTGGTAGCATCAAGCTCGTCCATCAATCTAAATAATGGTACATACCCTTTTGTTTTTCTATATCGCGCTGCTTGGTCTTTAGAATAGATACCCGCTTTTTCTAACATAGTTGTATCGTTGTCGTTAAAGATTTTATACATTTCAGCTACACGTTTTACTTCTGGATATTTATCACCATAACTTAGTGCTTCAGGGATAGCAGCTTGTTGTTCATCAGACACATATACTTTTTCTGCGCGTAGTTTTTTAGCTGTTTCTTTTTTACCTTTATCTTCCGCCGCCTTAGCCTCGTCTTCTAATTTTTGATTTTGCTCTAATTCATATTGATAACGTAGTCCCAATAAATAAGACTGAGTTACATGCTTAGCATTTGTGGTGCCGAGTTGTTTTGATAGTTTAGAAATTTCTTCATTGATGTTAGCTAGATTGTTTTCGTTCTGCATGACCCGCGCTTGATTGAATTCATCAAAGTCAACATAGCCTTCTTTAGCAGATTGTGATCCTAAGATATTACTATTTAACGCTTGGCTCATTAATATATCAGCACGAACATTACCCACCGCATCTTGCGTTGCGCCATTAAATCGTTTCATAAGTTCTGATTGCACACCCGCACCAGAATAAGCAAATTTAATTCTACCCTCTAGGAATTTATTTTCTAAAGAACCTTTTTGGTATTTTAAATTTTTAAGATTCTTAACATCAGTAACATATTCTTTGAATGTTTTATCCACATTTTCTTTAGGCGGAGCAAAGATACTAGTACCCTCAAACTCTGGGGAAACTTGTTCTTGTTCTTGGTCTGCACGAGATTCTTTTGCAGTTGTAGCTTCACTTGGTTTAATCTTGTTTCTCAACGCTAAGCGTACAGAGTGTTGCACCATGTCTCTAATATCGTTAGGTGTAATCTTATCTGTGTTCCAACCAAACCCTAACTTAGTTAAGAATTGTTTTATGTAGCCCATGACACGACGTACTAATGTGTTATTAGGCGCAGTCTCAGATAACCTAGCTAGAACTTCTTCTGCGTATAGATCGCTTGACTCAGCAATATCAGGATAAACTTTGCGCGTTCTTTCCCATACTGCTTTAATTTCAGGGTTACTGATTTTACCTTGACGAAGCTGTTGTAGAATTTCTTTGAACTTAGCTTTACCGAGCATGCCTTGTAACCCATAGTGCGCGCCAAGTTCATGTAGTAAATCACGTTTAGCTTCATTAGGTGTTGTTCTATCATTAAAGATATAAGCCTTACCTTTATAAAATAAAGCTTTTGTAGTAGGACCAATTTGGTCTTGTATTTCTCTAGGCGCTTCAGTAGCTGGTTGAATATTAACAAGTCCGCGATTAATACCAGACATAATGTTGCCGTATTCTTGCTTTAATGCAGATACGATATCTGCTACAGTTGATGTTGTCGTTGGAGCAGTTTCAACTCTAGATTCTTTAGGTGTTTGTTTGCTACGAAGAGTTTCAATAACAGTATTTGGGGTATCTTTGGGCGCTACTTCTACACCGTTTTCTTTTGCAATACGACGTAGATTATTAGTCATGAACCCAGGAACACCGCCTTCATCCACAGTAGAAATTAAATCCTCTGCTTCTTGAGTTAATGGAGGTTGTTGTTCAGTAATTACTTCTTCCGTAGTAGGCGTAACTTTTTCCGTAGTAGGTGCAAGCTCTTCTGCGGATTTAATTACCTCTGTAGTTTCAGGTGCTAATGCAGCGGGTTGTGCCTCTGCTCGTCCATCAGGTCGTTCAATAATTCCTGTAACGTCACTAGCTCCAAGTCCGAGCTCTCCTTCAGCTGTTGTGGAAACTCCTCCTGCCATGGGTTGTCCAGATACTTGAAGATTATCTCTAGATCCTTCGGTGACCAGTCTTTCATTTTTAGCTGCCTCTATTAAATTAGGAATGTTAGCAATATATTCTTCTACATTAGCTTTAGTATTTTTATTAACGCCTGTTGTGTCTTTATAAGCAGTTAAAATTTCTATAGCTTTTTGAGCATCTTCCGGGTTAATTAAATCAATATTTTCTAATAGTTTATTTCTTCTAATTATAGCGGATTTACCAATACCTAAATCTTGTAATGTCTTATCACCAATAATAGACTCAACAGGTTGCGGTGCCATACCCATAAGTCTTGCACGTTCTGCAACTTGTTGTTCTTCAGGAACAGTTTTTAAATACTCTTCGATTTGTTTTTCTGTGCCTAATGCTTCTGTTGTCGTAGCTACAATCGGTTCTTGTTTAGGAGCTGGTAATAACTTATAAGTTTCTGGTGGAAGGATAGCATCTTGAATTGCTTTTTGACGTTTGATCTCGTCTAGATCATTTTTAAGTTGAGCTTGTTGTTCCAACAATAAAGAACGTTGATACGCTTGTTGTTGATCTTGCGCAAGGTTAGTTAGCGCAGCTTGTTTTTGTTGGGCTTCTCCTCGTTCTGCAAGGCGAGCGGCACCGCCTAATGGAGATAGTAATACTGCTTGATATGCGGTATCTTTGTATTCTTTAAGCGCATCTGGATCAGTTAATGAAAGCCCAGCTTGGGATCTTTCTATCATTTGTTGCACAACTTCAGTAGGAACTTCAGCTAATGCAGTTTTACCAATACCGATTGCAAGTGATTTTTTTAATGACTCCGCTGCCATTTTTTCTGCAGCTTCAGTGCCCATCTTACTAATGCCTAGAGCTTTTCCTAGACCTAATTCCATAGCGCCTACATCAAGAGCTGCTTGTGGTATTGCAGCGGCATATGCTTTTGCTCGGCTAATATCAATAGGACGGCCTGCTTTAATATCCTCTTGTGCTTGACGTTCAATGTTAGATCCAGCAGCAGAAAGGAATGGAGATAGTGCAGCACCGGCTATAGCACCAGGCACACCGCCTACCATAGCGCCTAATCTAGCACCGCCAATCATAGTGCCGATGAATGGAGCTTGTTCAGCTATACTTGCAGGGAGTTGAGATATAGCTTCTTTAGCTGCGGATAATACACCGTCTTGCTTATAAATTCGTTTGATTTCTTCTAGGCTTGCAGCAGGTTTTTCTGTAATAGCTTCTTGACGAGCCATGCCTCTTGTAGCAGCTTCTTCTCCACCAATAAACGGAGCTTCTATACCTGTACGTATAGATTCTACTAGGCGTTTAGTGCCGCCTTTTAGAGCTTCACCTATACCGGCTGTGCGAGCTGCAGTGAGATGCTGAACAATCTGTTCATCGTTATAGCCTTCTTGCCGTGCGCCTTCAAGATCAAAGCTATTTTTTTGTGATAGGTGTTGCGCAATATCCGAATAAGAGTACCCTTCTGCAAGAGCCCCTTTAACATCAAATGCCATCAGATTCTCCTGTTATCCACCGAATGAACTAAGTGGCTTAGTTGGAGTTTTAGTAGACCCACCAGGTGCAGTTCCATCGCCGTAGAGAACGGCATTGATTTGATCTTGTATTGCTTTTCTCTTAACAGGATCATATTCAGTTTTCAATTGGTCTGATAGTGCTTTAAGTGTATTAGATTCAGACTTAACATTATATCCCTTAATAGCATCCGCGGCTTTAGATGCGTCAAATATAGGTTGACCTTTTGAATCTTTAAGTAGGTTACCTTTAGCATCTTTTTTATAGTATTCAACATCTTGTTTCATAGAGTTGAGTAATTCCATATTGATGTCTGGTCTATTAGCTGACATAGAAGCTGCTGCAAGTGAAACTTTTCCTTGGTATTCCAATTTTCTGTAGTCTTGAATAAGTGCTTCACGTTCACTAATCTTTTTCATTGCGCCTTCAGCATCACCACGTTGTTGTAGGTATTGAGCTTCAGCAAGTTTACGATCAGCTTGTTTAAGAAGTCTATCTTCAGCTTTAATATCTTTGACATCTTTACCATACTGTTCAAGACCCGCTTCAGCACCTTCTGCTATATCAGCAAGAGCACTTTGTGCTTTACCATATTGAGGTCTTTGAGAAGCCATTTTAAATCCTGCTTTTGCTAACGCAAAGTATTTTGCTTTTTCTCTTTCATCTTTTAATGCTTCACGATCAGCTTTATTTCTTTCAGCTTCTGATGAGTAAAAGTCTGTAGGCACACCCGCTAATTCCATAGCTTTCTTACGGTCTTCTATAGCTTTGTCAATAGTAAGGTCGCCAGGAACAGTTAATTTAGGTAAGCCGAATCCTGACTGTTTTCCTGTAGTTGATACTGGAGGAACAAACGCTTCAGGGAGTGCAGATGGAGGAACAGTTTGATCTTTAGAGGGCGTTGGTGATACAGGAGCAGCTTGAATTGATTGTGCTGAAGGTATCGGATTACGTTTAACTTGCAAGTCTGCAATTTGTTTATCAATATCTAAATTTTTAGCTTCCGCCGCTGCACGTTGTTCTGGTGTATATGAACCTAGATAATCAAATCTGTATTTATTTTTTTCGGCCATAAGGTCATTAATCTGTCTATCGATGTCATATTTATCTATCCTAGATCTAAAGAAATCACCTAGTCTTGAAGTACCGCCTTCTTCAAAATTTTGAACATTGCCACCATCATTGAACGCGACGATACCACCTGTTGCATAATTCTCTTCATTGAACATCTGGTTATCCATGCCTAAGTCAGCTAAACCACCTTGTGCCATTTGTTGTACAGGCATTTCTGGTGGTGGTTGCATAGCTTCCATCATAGGCTGTGCTTCAGCCAATCCTGCTAGACCTGCTACTTGAGGTTGCGCTTCTTGAACTAAATCTTCTGCGACTGATTTGTCTTCTGGTTTATTCGCTTGATATGAGGCACGCATTTCTTTTCTGCGTTGTAATTCACTTAATGCTAAATAAGTAGGTACTTGACCACTTGGGTTTTGAACATACCCAATTAATTTTTCGTCAGGTGTTCCTTTGAGCATATCTTGTATTTTTAAAAGATTCATATTTTATCCCAGCGCTTTCATTAAGCCTAAACCACCTAAACCAAGTCCACCAATTTGTGAAATACCTGAAGGTGTTGGCGCATATTGAATTTGTGTTTGAGCCAAGCCAGCATTTCCACGAAGCATCGCATTGTAGAACTCGAGTTGTTTCTTTTCCCAATCTCTTGCTTCCATAGCTTGTTGATATTGAATATCATTAATTTTTTGCTGTAGTGTTTGTTTTTCAGTTTCGCTAGCCGCTTGAGTTTTAAGTCTTTCAAGATTAGCTGTTTGTTCTGCAGCTGCCGTAGCAGATTGAGCACGAGACGCTTCAAGACCTGCTTGTAGTCCGCTAACACCTGTTTGACCTGCAAGTTGTGCCGCAGCTTGTTGCGCTGCTTGATTAGCTTGTTGTGCTTGTAATTGTCTTGCAGCATCTGCATTAAATTGTTGTTGAGCAGATTGAAATCCAGCTTGACTTCCTTTAGCTTGAATGTCTGCTAAGTTTTGTTGTAAGTTTCTTTCTTGTTCAGTTTGCATTAATGCTTGACGAGCGCCACCAAATGTACCGCGTCCAATAGCACCCATAGCGCCTTGTTGTTTAGCTATGTCGCCTTGACGACGACCTTCTCTTAATGCAATATCAGTCACTTGTTGTTGATATGGGTCACCATAGTATGCTGCCATACCAGGGGTAAATGTACCGCCATATATAGAAGAAGGTGTATAACCTAATGCTCTTGATAATCCTGCACCCGCTGTACCGTAGCCTAAACCAGAACCCATACCTAAACCTGTTCTAGCAGTTTCAAATCCACCTGGAGTAGTTAATCCTGCAATGTCTCTTTGTATAGCTTCTTGACCTGGAGTAAATCCTGCAACTCTTTCGCCTGTATAAGCAGGCATTGGTTTAACTCCAGTAACAGCTCCTTCTGCATCTGTAGTAAATACATTTTTACCTGCAGAAACAAGGGCTTGTTCAAAGAAAGGCTTAGCATACTCTGGTAAGTTAGATGTATAAGTAGTACCTGTAGAAGTTTGACCTCCGCCTCCGCCTCCAGAATAGAAAGTAAATGCTTCTACTAGGTTTTGTACCCAGTTAAATATGTTAAATAATTTCATATGTTTTTCTCCACCACGTGTGCTACGGAATCAAAGCCCATTTTCATTTTATAAAGTCTAGCTTGTGCATCTTGTGCAAAAGCCCTTATCTTTGTGACACCTTGTGATCTAGCCCAAGCTTCAAACTGCTCAATCAGATCAGGTTCTACTAACGCTTTACCACCCATCGATGTAATGTGCAACACTCTATGATTAGGGTAGTTACTGATTTCAACTGCTGACGCACCAATAATATTACCTGTTTCATCAACTGCAACAAGACACGTTTGTTTGCCGCTTACTAATAAAAACTTTAATTGATCAATACTATAGTCATCTGTACTAAATTTAAATGACACTTCAAAAAAAGGTTCTATCTTTTTCCAATACTGACTTATAAAGTCAGGCGCTACTATATTAATTTGTCTCATGCAGGCATGTATTTTTGGGGTTTGATTTCTTTACCTTGTTTAGTATGACCTGTTCTTGCTTTTCTAATACGATCTAACATCGCATATAACTGTTTTGAACCTGCTTTAGATGAACCATTACCAATATGACTTACCACATCAGCAGGAATTACAAATTCACCGTCTGCTAAACGAGCTGGTTGTTTACCTTCTATTGTAGCAGGTATTGAGTCCGACATACCATCACCTTGACCATCTAAATATCCTTGATGTCCGCCTTTAGCAAAAGCAATCGGACCGCCCATAGCATAGAATGAATCAGCAGCGTTAGCACGAGAACCTTCAGAAGCTAATGTATTTAATCTACCAATACCATAACCATCTCTGCTTAAATTTTGTGTGCCTGTTGTTTGATCGTTTGTACCATATAAATCTTGAATACCGCCTGATGAAATAGTACTTGAATTAGTATTAACAGAGCCGCCTGTAGCTAATCTTAGACCCGGAGAAGCTTGAGCTAAGTTTAATAAACCTGTTCTAGGATCTCTATATTTATTTTCTTCAGCTTTACGTTTTTCTTCCATACTCATATCTGGTTTTGGGTATAAATCTTCTTGTGCCCCAGCTAAACCTGCCATACCTATAGGAGCTGCTAAATCAAAAGCTGAACCCCCTGCTTGTTTAAATGCATCAAAACCTTTACCCATAGGATCAGAAGCTAATTGTGAAACCCCAGACATAATATTTTCACCGACTGTAGGAGTTATTGCTGGAGCAGAAGCTGTCATTGAAGCTGGCATAATTTGAGACTGCAATCCTACATTAGCACCTTCAACAGTACCTGGAACATAGCCTCCTTTTATTGCTTCTTGAGCAGTTTGAGCTGCTGTATTAGCACCCATTTTACCAAACGTACCTGCTAAATTACCACCACCAAATCCGCCAAGGCCACCCATTAAACTGCCCATCAGCAAATCATCACCCTTAGCACCAGCAACTGCCGCACCAGTAGCCACACCAGCCGCAATCGGAGCTAATGTTGCAGCGGTAGTACCTGCTTTAAGTCCTAAACTAGCCCCTGCTGGTCCCCCAACTAAAAATCCTGCAGCTGTAGGTAAAAGAGAAGTGAGAAAGCTACCAAAGTCAAACGCTTCAGGCATACCTGTATGAGGATTAGTATGTAGTTTATGGCCTGTCATTTTACCCAGTGCACTTAATCCTTCTACTTCAGCTGGACTAACGTGCATAAGCATGGAATCACCATGTCTACCGAGGGAAGCTAAGCCTTGAGCTAGTTGATGTGTTGCCATAAAACGTCCTTTTTAATATAGTGTAATATTATCATAGTTATGTTCTTGAAACAAAGATTAAACCACGGTTCCCGCTGCATTAATCCAATTAGTTCCATCCCACCAAATGGGTCTATTTATTGTCGTATCAAAGTAAAACTGTCCTACTTGTAAACTAGTACTTGGGCGTAGAGCTGTAGTTCCAGCATTGGGGGTTGATAATGTAGTAATAGCCTGTTGTGTTTGAACATTAGCTGCATCTAACGTATTAAAGTAAACGCGTAGTTGAGCATTAAGTAAATCAAAATGCACTTGAGAAAACTGTGTTGGAGTTAACGTTAACGCTGGTGCTTTTGAAGTAGTTATAGTATTTGCCATATTAGTTTCTCTTTCCATCAGGACGTGCATCAACTCTAGGCATACCAAGTTGCCACTGAGTTCCCACATCGTTTGACTCAATTCTAAAGCTCATTTGACGACCACGACATCTAATAAATACTTGGTTTGTATATTGGTCAACTGTAGCTGTTGCCGTTACTATATTCCTAGCTGTTGTAACTCCTGATGCATTTGTAGTAGCTGAAGCTGCACCTGGGAAGTTTTGAACGCCTACAGTAATTGTAGTTTGAATAGTATTAGGAGCGCCTGTCACAGGATTAGTTTGTTCTGACTGTGTAAAATTAATGTCTGGAATAATACGACGCACTAACATATATTTATCACCATCATCAATGTCAACATTTGCAGACTGAATGTAAGCTGAAATAGGTAGAGGTGCGGCACCATTAGGTTGACCATCATCCACTCCATTTTCTTGGTCATAGATCCAACCATTGTATGCAGCAATAGGATTAGTAAAGTCGCCTGAGTCTAGCCATGCTGTTCTTTCTAACTGACCATAATACCAAATACTTTCTGAATAGTTATAAATTACGTAACGATCAATTTCATTTGAAGTAGCTGAGCAGTAGAACCAAACAATTTCATTAAACTGGTTATTAGTACCTGCAAAGAAAAGTTGTGATTGGTTATAGTTAATGTCAGAGAATATGTATTGACGTAGTGTACAAGGTAATGCATCCACACGACCAGAGTATGTGAAGAACTTATCACGTCCCATCCAGTAAACTACATTGTTAATACCTACAATCGCATTGGGTCCTGCAATAGATATATTATGAGATAACTCTTGTAAACCAAACACTTCTGTAGTACCTAAGAACTGCATGGATGTTAATGAAGTATCTGTAAAGATCAACATTTCTTGTCTTGAATTTAGTGCCGCTATAATTGTAGAGCCTGATTGTAATCGCAAGAACCCTGCTGTATTTGTAGCAGTCGGTTGCCACACTTCAGGTTCAGGACCAATCGTTGCATCAACGTTAGCCCAACGAATAAGTAGTGGATCATAGGTGCCCGTATAATTATTGTATACATATGTACCTACTGTTGAAGCATTACCAGCAGGCGCTGTTAACATAGTATAACTAAAATGTGTTGCATCAATATAAGTAATTTGGAAGGTACCATTAAACTCTGCAGGTATCGCGCCTGTTACAGTTATTGAATCACCTGATTGTAAGTTATAAGCAGTGGTTGTTGTAACAGTAGCCGTTAAATTACCAGTACCACCACGAGTCATAGTGGATATTGTTTGACCCGCTACAGTTGTAGCCACATAATTAGTACAACCTAGTGCTACATAATGACCTGATGACGCAAACAGCGCATAATCAACTTCTCTAGGAACAGCAATAGCTCCTGGTACAGACTGTAATGTAACTGCTCGTGTTGCAAAAGATGAATCGTATTCCCAATAATAAAGATCAGAGCCATTAATATTAAAGACTAAGCTCTGATTAAAGTTATCAAAAAATTCTAAACGCGCTGGGAAGAAAATAGGTGTGACAGAACCAGAACCCCAAGTACCACGAGACCATACACCGGCACCCCAACCATAACCTGCTGTTACAATAGGATAACCAATATTAATGTCAAACTTGGCAACAATCGCTGTGTTGCCTGAAGATACAGCAGATGAAGTAGCTGTTGTAGGTAATGCTATATATGGTGTACTACCCACAAGTGTAATTTGGAATTCGTTATTAAATTCAGCTGCTGGAATACCACCCACAGAGTTAACAACGCCTGAGAAGGTAACCCATTCACCATCTTCAATACCTGCTGTGATATTTAATATTTCAACTAAGTTTGAACCGTTTGTTGTTTGGAAACAATCGCTACTTGATGGTGTTGTAGTAGAAGTATAAGTAACACGAAGAGGTGTTATATCAAAAAGAGAAGTGCCCGTATTAATATATATTTTTTCATTAGTGCCGACAGCTGTTAATTTAGCACCATCAATAGCAGCCCAAGTAAAAAGACTACGAGCAACACCTTCATAAGCATCAAAAGTTTTAACTGTCCAGCCACCTAGTTTTTCAGGGAACCCTGAACGGAAGCGAACTTTGTCCATAGAGTACCAACCACCTTCAGACGCATAGTCCGTTTGGTCTCGATTAACTCCTGGTTTAAAGACTAGTTTACTTAATGGCATTATTTACTTTCAAAGAGTGCTTTTTCATCTAGCCTACGAATTTGTAGACCTCTGAGTATTTTACCACCTGCACGACAATATTTCACTAACGATTCCATAGCCGCCTTTTTATCCCCGCGTAATAAAGCAGACCTAACAGTACTACGCTGCAGAACACCGTTTCCGAGGTTAAAAGCGAAGGAAACCAACGCTGAAAATTCATTTGGTCTAAGAGGCACAGTAACGTACAAAGTAACTCCTCTTTCAAATCGTGTAAGATCGTGCTTAAGTAAATCATCAACTTCTTTCTGGCTCCATTGCCTATTGTGTTCTGCTTTTAATGGGTAAGCTTTTCTTTTAGCCATTCCTTCTATAGTAGAGGGTATTTTAGCTTGTTCTGGATATAATACTGCCCCGTAACCAATTGTCCATAAATTTGCCGGACATAAATAGGGTTTTAATTTACACCCTTCATAGTGCTTAATAAGTTTTAAACCAGCTTCATTGATTTGCATTTTTACAATTCTTAAAGTGATATCTTTTCATGTTGCCCCCACCACCTATCAGTTTACAATGTGGGCATTCTACAAGAGCTCTTTTACCTAACATAGAGCTGCGTCTTTTTTCTCGTAATTCGGGGTTATCCCATTGGTTTTTTAAGGCAACAGATATTAATTTTTTAGACTCTTCGGTTCTTTTGTGTCCTCTACCTTTACCATATATCTTTAATAGTTCTTCTTTAGTAAATCGTTCTTTGACAGATTTCATGTGCCAATCAGGTCTCTTAGCAGCAGACGCATCTCCATATGCAGCACCTATAGCTTTGTTATTAGTATTATATAAATTTTTTCCGAAGAAGTTATCCAGATATCTTTGTTCAATTTCTCTAATAAATTCTATCGTACCTGCTTGCATTATAGGAAC